AGCATGATAATCATTGAGTGCTACATCATTAAATCCACTAATAAGTGCTAATCCTTTATTCTTCGCATTTACAATTACAAGTTCTCTTTCAACTCTCTGATCCATTGAAGAGAAAATTCCATAAGAATCAGAAGCATTCTCATCTGTCTCAGCTTTTTTCTCTAGCGCATTCTTAGCTGCATTTAATTGAGTATTAGATTCTGCTGCTTTTGCCTCTGCTTTTTTCCTAGCAGCTGTATCCATTGCCTTCTGAAATTTCCAAAAGTCAGTAGTAAATTGTTGAAGATTTGTATTTATTTCACCGAAAGCATTAGCTAAATTTTTAAAATCTTGACTTCTATCAGGTGCTTCGGAAAGACTTTTAATTGTAGGTGCTTGAGGATAATTTAAAGCTTTAGACTGATAGTAATCATTTGTACTAGGTCTTATTGGCTTACTTGGACTTGTACTTCCTGTTATCTTAAATTCTTTTATTGGTGCACTTGTTTCACCACCAGGAGATGAAAGCCTACCTGAACTTTTACGATCAGAAGTCCCCTTTGATTTTCCGTGTGTGTACTTAATTGCCATGATTATCTTGGTGGTTTAGGAACTATTTTTTGATAACCACCTCCTCTCCAGCCTTTCCATTCATAACCTGCCCCAGCAACACTACTACTCCAATTCATACCTGCACTAGCACCTGAAAGGCCAGCACTTAGCAATGCTAACCCTGTATTACTCTTAACTTTACTTTGTAATATTGGTGCAGCAGGACCATAATCCACACGTTTAATATAAGGATTAAGACTAGATTTTCTACTTGCTAATCTAATATTTGCACTACGTTTATCTATATCTGATTGAACACCAGTAAATGCTAAATTCCTATTTGTATTCCAATCAAATTGACCATACTGAGCATCAACATCTGCTAATAAATTAACAATATTCATTCCTCCTTTACCTGTAGCAAGAATTTCTCCTTTTGCAGCTGTAGCTTCTAATTTCTTCTCTCGTTTTTTAATTGCAGCCTCCTCTTGTGCCTGAGTTATTTGTAGATTAATTTGTGCTCTTTCATTTTCAAATGCTCTTTCTGCCATATATTCACTTGTCTCATTTGCTAATTTTGTACTCATCTCTTGCTGTCGTTCTCTGAAATTATTAGCTTGAGCTTGAAGTTTATCTTGGTCAAATCTTGCAATCAAATTTTGATTATTTACTTCAATAGCTGCATTCTGAGCTTTCACACTTTGCTGATGCTGGATAAATCCTAGTCCAGCAGACAAAACACCGACAATGACAGCAGGAGGGCACATATTTTAAATCCTCACAAACTCATAAAACATTCTGTCTTCTGGTCCCCAGTGTAGATGTTTTTTGATAAAGGTAAAACCCAACCAATCAATCCATTTTACATGTACTTCATTCCGAGCATCAACCATATTGAAAAGTAAAGGATATAAAGATTGCATTTCAGCTAATTTTTCTTTTGATTTTCTTAGAAACCATCGCTTATCCATAGAATCATCGACCATTGATTGACATCCTAATAGCCAAATGCGCCCTGTCTTTTCTCCAGAAGGAACAACTCCACCCATTGCCATCAAATGACCATGACGACTTACGACAGTGAGACAAGGCTTACTCATAAAATAAGCATAAAGCAAACCGCCTTTAGGACAAGCTCCTGTCTGGGCTTTCACCTCAGCTACATCTTCTTTTCTCATGTTCTCTGCGACTATTGAAACGTCTTTAAGAACTGAAGGTCTAACACTAGCTTTCATATTCTTCGTGCTCTTTGCTGTAGCCAGCCTTCCCATTCAGCTGATTGAAAGACACAAGGTAAAGGACTTGTGCTAACTAATTCAACTTTGGCATCAATGTTTCTAGTCATAACAGGAACTCTAAAAGTCTCTTTAGGAATACCAACCTGACCTATTACGTTTTGTCCAACTTGTATTCCGTTGTAAACATAAGTTGAAGTATCTCTACCAAAAGGAGTAACTTTTAATTCAAAGGCAGAAGTCTTATCAAAAACTACTGACCATTTTCGTAATTGTAAATAAGGACTAGTTGCAACAGAAATAGTTCCTGACTCATCCTGTTGCTTTAAGTAAGGAGTACTAAATTCATAAGTCATATCATAAGGTTCTCCAACAAAGAAAGCAGTTGTACTTACATCGCCATCAACAGTTATTGTTCCATTATTAGAAGCATCTCCAATTGTTTCTGCTTTAGGAGTAAGAACTTGTCCATGCTTTAATTTGATTAATGCCTTGAATTTATATGTATTAGTTGCAGCTTGTTTGGTAAATGATATCGCTTCATTAGCTTGAATTGTTTTACTAAATAAATAAGAAGGAAAATCAGTAATTGTAACAGTTGCATTTCCTGTCGTTTTACCTGTTGTTGATCCTCCTGTACTGCTAATAACTAATCCTTTTGCGTTGACAATTGTAATAACTGCATTGGTAGAAGGCTGAGAAGTTGGAAAACTATTGATGTCTGCATAATTTGTTCCGCCTACTGTTAAAGGTCTACCAACTACTTTTGTCACTCCAGCATTTGCTAATGGATAAGGAAGAGTAATTACTGTTTGAGCATTTAAACCACCTGCATTTGTAACACTAAAGGTACAATTTGCTTCTGTTGTTTTTCTGTCAAGGAGTACTTCAATCTCTGTTCCAGTATCAACAGTCTCAGGCCTTAATGATGCTTTCTCCAAGTAAACACCATCAGCATATTCAGCAATAATATAAAGATCATTGTCTAAAATTGTAGCTGAGAGAATAGATTTACTGCCTTTTATTTCCCAGTAAGACCAAGCAGATTGTAATTTAGTTTCATCTGAAAAAAGAAACTTATAAATATATAAACGTGTTGGCTCATCTTTACTAACCAATACAATCGTTTCTTCTGAAACAGAAGCGGCTATTGCTACTAAATTCTTAGGAATATATCTTGGAACAGATGCTGTAACTTCTCCTGAAATAGGCGTAGCACCTGTGACATCAGGAAGATAAAACTCACGCAATCCAGTGAAATCCCCTTTGTTAATAGGGAAGAAAACAGTACGACCTACTCCTATAGGATCAATCAAATCAACTGAATCATATTTTGTCATTGCTGTAATTGTTGCAGTCCTTGGAGTTAATGGAGCACCCAGTCCTGAAGCACCTGTATCTAATCGAAACTGTCCATGTGGACTAAATAAAAGCAAAGTATTAGCAAAGGCCATACTTGAAGTAAGGAAGTTAATATCAGTACCGCCTGTACTTACAAAGATAGGATCACTATCTACAACCGTTTGAACTGTCTCAGGCCAAAATCTTGCATAACTATCAGCAGCTGATAAACAAGCATATTCATCTGCTAGAAAAACTAATCTATTTCTAAATACATTTATATTCTTTATCTTTTCACCAACAAAAGGAGGATTAACAGCACTAGTTGCATCACCTGCAATCCTGTCACCCCATGTATGCTTTTGAAAAGTAAATGTACCATTTGCATTCCTAATTAAAGTATGAGGCATTGTTGTTGCATCTAACTTATAAACAATATTTGGTGCGACTGTTTCTCTCCATATTCCTTTACCGCTAGTTCCTCCATCTGTTGTCTCAAACTTTACATAGTAATCATCTGCTTCTGTAGAACTAGATCCAATTATTTTTAAGATTTGTCCATTAATTCCTTTTAATGGTAGTTGCTGTATTGCTTCTACTTCATCTTTAATTCCAACAATAAACATGTCAGCTATTGTGTCGCTAACTGCTATCGTGAATGTTCCTCCATCATCTTTAACTATCTTCAATAAGTAATCATCAATAGTTGATGCTGTATATTCTGGACCTAAAGTGCTATCAGCATTAATTGCATCTCTTAATCCATCGCAAATAAGTTTATTACTAGGAGCATTAGAAGACGCACCTGATCCTATAACTGGAGTAGTAAATTCTTTTTTAGTTTCTGCATGATCTCCTGCGTTTAATGTTACTGAATAGGTTGTATTGTATTCAGCTTGTCTAATAAAAACTAAGCCAGTACTAGCAGAAAATGTAGGTGATGTAGCACTATCCATTGCTACAGTTTTTTCTTTATTAGTAACAAATGTATAGTCTGCAATACTTGCTATACGAAAAGTATTTGCAGGTTCTGATGTATTTGCTATATCAAGATATCCTTTTCCATCTGGAAAACTAACAGTTTGCTCCACTCCTGCCAAATTAAATACTTTTAAATCTCCATCAGTTATATAAACTAAATACTGAACAGATCCATCACGATCAACAATACTGCTAAAAGGCCTGGTACTTCCTGCTGTACCCGTAAACATTCTTGCCTGATGATAGAAAGGAGGTCTTTTCTTTAATCCTTCAACAGAACTAGGAATACAATTAACAACCTTTTCGGCTTGTGATGCGAGCCTTAATGCTGCTGGTTGTTGACTAACACCATTAATAAGGTTTGGGATTGACTTTGTTACTAATGGCATAACTACCTTGTAAGCGCACGATGAGGACTATAAGTGGAGAAATGTCCAGTGTTATTTGTATATCCTCGAAGCATGCTGTGTTCATCTCTTACTGTTTCTTCTTCTAAGAAATGACTTCTTGCTTCTAATTCAGCAGTTAAATTAATTTTTGCATAATCTTCACTACCTACTACAGCTTCTTGTAATTGCCTTCCAGCTCTAGTCATAATATATCTTCTGGCATATTCAGGGAGTTCTAACCAATCGAGAATAGTTGTTACGTCTGCTTTTATATCTTCAGTAAAAGTAGACTTATGAGTTTTCCTGTCGTATAGCTTTCCTTGTCTTACAACAATGTCATAGTCAGGATATACCTGAGGATTGATATACACACGAGTAGTTGTTACCCCTACTTCAATCTCATCAGAAGTATTCCTAACCAAAGTCTTTTCATAGTCAGTATTAAATGTCCAGCCTTCTGTTTGAATCTCTCTACTAGCACTATTTAAAGCATCTTGTGCTTGCTTTGCGATTCCTACTTGACCAACCGTACTGTTAACAGGAGCTTCACCTGTCATTTGAAGCACTTTATTTATCGCTTCTAGTTCGGTAGTAAGAGTTAAAACCATGATAAATAAGAAAAAAGGGGGGCTATGCTCACGCCCCCCAGTACAGAAGTTAGCTAGTAGCCCAGTAGATCTCAACTGCACAGTCAGGACGTAGAACGCCAGTACCGTGAGCCATTGAA